TCTGGCTGTCGGCGAACTCGCCATTAGAACTGATACGGGCGTTGTCTTTACAAAAAAGGATGACGGTTCTGTCGCTGAGATCGCAGGTGGCGGCGGCACTGTTGCTGACGACGTGATCTACGAGAACTCGCAGACAATCTCTAACGACTACACGATCACCACTAACAAGAACGCCATGAGCGCAGGGCCTATTGAAGTGGACTCAAGCGCGACAGTGACAGTACCCTCAGGCAGTACCTGGCACATCCTTTGATGCAGCGCCCTGACCCAATGATCGCCGCAAAACCTGGAGCGGAGGACGTGCAGGCTATGGCAGCTAGAACGCTGTGGCTTGAGGAGCTGTTCTTCCTTGATGGCCGCGACCAAATCA